TTCGCCAACTTCCGAGGTAGATACTCCCAGGAAGTCAGCGAACCATATTATTGCTTGTATAGAATAGTTTACGGGGTATTCTACTTTATTTATTTTTATGTATTTCATATGTTATGATTAATTGGCTACAGGTCCGCATCCTTGCAATCCTGCTGTAAAGGACACATTGTCCTGAGTGCCAGGTGAAGAAATTTCTAGGTTAGTAACCCATGCCGTTCCAGTCCAGTCCTCAGTCATGCCAGCAATAGCGTCTGGTTCATTTACTGTATTAATCTCTAATACATGAACCTCAACCGTTCCCCTAGTTTCGATCTTTGCGAAGATTGCACTAGGACCTCCAGCACCGCCTACGGTATAGTATGCAGATACACTCGCCTCCCATGATCTTAACCCCTCTGCGAAGTCTGCCCATCCAGCACTGTCTTTGTTCGTGATCTCTCGCGTAGCATGAGTGATCGTGATTGATACGTCATTTGAATACGCTACGATGACCCCATCTATTGAAAGGCCCACGGTTGCGCTATTAATTACACTAGTACAAGCCATTTTATTATGTTTTTATTGTTAAATTATCACGCTCCACATCCTGCGCATTCCCCTTCTTCTTCACGGGCTTTTTTTTTGCCGCCTCTACCACCGGGTCAGGCTCCGCGAAATAGCCCATAGCAACCAGCTCTTTATGTCTATATTCAAGCACTTGCATCGTCGTTCCAGACTTGATAGCACCCGGTCCATCGCCCAGGTCTTTTATTAATGTATCTTGTATTACTCCCATTGGTTTATATGTTATCGGTGGATCCGTCCACCCGTAATTGAAAATCTAAATCCCACGTAAACAGATCCCTGTCGTCTGTTTCAAAGGCACTCTCCGCTGCCGTTAGAAATGCTACCCCATTTATAATTATATTGCTATAAATACCTCTAGTTAGGTGATCTAATGACTTACGTACCTTCTGCGCAATATTTGCGCATTCTTCTATGTCGAAAGCAAAGACCGAAACCCTATAGTAGTAGGTTTCCGTGCATGGCAATCCACCGTTGGGATTGAACTTAAATTCCGTTGGATCAATACTCATCACCCTACCTATTGCCAGCGGATATGCAGCATCTTTTGGAGCCAGTGCATTATAGAATCTACCCCCTAAGAGTTGACCCGCTTCTGACTTCAATATAACACCCCTTATAGCTGTTCCAATTAACCTCATAAATAAAACCTCAAGTCATTATATAGTGCCTGTTGAATCTTTCTTGCCGCAGACTGACCAGACATAGCCAACGCCTTCTCTACCATGTTCTTCTTCTTAATCCTCGTACCAAATCCAGTCGGATTCGCAGTCCCTTGATCATGCCACCCGAAGTACCATCCTCCAGTTCCTTCTACTACCTTTGGACCCACAAATAATGCTCTTTTCGACTTCGGCATTATCATCGTCTTTACCGACTTGGCCATAGATCCAGTTCCTGGCCTCTTTAGGAAATCTGTAGAAGGTTTATTCGCCCTCTTTGCAATCCTCCGCAATGTGTTCCTAAAAATCGTTGCTCCTGGCCTTATAATCTTTCGCGTAGTAGATGGCCTTTGGTATCTCTTAGAAGCCTCAATCAACTCCGCAGATAACGCCTCCGCTCCTATTACACTTACTATTATTGCCATTGTGCATCCGGTCTTAGCTGTGTCACCACCACCGTATAATCCCTGCCTCCAGGTAATACCGTAATGATATCATACCACTGTCCATCATACTTTACAAAATAGCTAGTCGTCACTCGCACTGCATTCCTGATCCTAAAACGAACCTCTTGCATACTCGACTCCTTGCCTCCCGTTGCAACTTCTTGCATCGTTCTCGTTTGGGGCATCTCTTCTGCCCACTCTGTAGAGATCAACGTCTTTACGTCTCGGTGACTATAATCCGTGTCAGTAGACACTCTCTGGTAGAGTTCTATGACCCGATCCATCCGGGCTAAATCCGCTATCGATCCCTCATGTAACATTTACAGTGCTCCCATCTGGATTGCCGCAACTGTTGTCGATGTAGTATCTTTTGTTCCACTACCCACATCTGTAATATTTGTGAATGTAACACCAGAAGCGTCATAACAATCTACCCACACCGACCCAGATGTTCCGTAATCTGAATTGCTGAACGGACCAATGAATGTTTCTGTCCCTGCCCCCACCGTCACTACTAAATCTTTAACCGCATGACCATCTCTAGTGGATTGCGTAAATATGTGGATTACGTGAGCCGCTGCATCTGCATTCTTTACATGCAGAAGTACATTCTGAGTATTGTTGTTAAAGAAGCTACCATCAGCAACATCAAATGCAGCATATGTAGCCACTAGACCTGCTCTGGATGTTAGATTTGAACTTATCGCTAATTCTGTTCTTGCCATTGTTATTTTTTTTTATAAATGATTCCTTCTAGCACCAGAAACTATAGACTTATACAATTGTGCCATCGGCACGTCTACGCTACTCCTGTGCTCGTATAAATACCCTATCGCATTTAATGCTCTCTGCTTTACCTTGGACTCCACATTTGGGTTCGTACTATACGTCACTATCACAGCGTCTGACCGACTATACACTGCCGGCCTACTGATAATAGTGCTTAATTGCATCCTATCCGGGACTCCCCTAGAAAGGAAATAACCAGCAGTAGCTAGCGTCTGTAAGTCATTGTTAGTATCATAATACTGAACTAAATCAATACTATCTACCGGACCTCTCCGTAGATATATGCACTCTCCAAAACCCTCCGTATAAACTTTATACGTACTAGCTTGTAAAGATGCCCACATAAAGCCCTCCATGTCGTTTATCACTCGCTCGATAAGGTTCGTGATCGTCTGGTTCTCCAGGTCATGTGTGACCTTTAAATATTCCTTAGTCTCTTGCAAGTCTATTAATGGAATCCCACTATCCGATATCCTATCTAGCACGTAACTCATCCCCTGGTTTGTCTATTGCTCTTTACCCTCTTCTGTCGTTTCTTTGCTGGCGTAGTAACATCGTTAGAATCGTCCTCTTCCGGATCATCTTCTACCGAAAACTCCGCGTGATCGGCTTTAACTAATCTAGCCGCAAAACCCTCATCCAGTTCTTGAATGGAGCCAGCAGGCATCGGATTGATGCCTGCATAACTCTTTTTCATTTTAACGGACTTCACTATGAATCAGCATTTACAAAGTGCTTAACCGCAGCAGTATCAACCAATAGGCCGTCAAATCTTGCAGTCAAGAAGTAAGCGACAACACGCTCATCCCAGAACCTTTGATCTGATCTGCTTAGTTTCATTCCTCGTACCTGACGAATCCAGTACTTGCTGAAATCACCAAACAACATAGACTTGGCATCGATAGCCATTGTCGCCATGTCCTGGTTGATCCAATACTTGTGTCCCTCAATCTTGCTAGGCTCTCCAGCAATCATCGATGGCTCCCACAACGGTCTGTCATCTGCACTACCAATAGATAGTTTTCGGATGGCCGCCAAAGTGGCATCATTGAACATTAGTCCAACTTTAGGACCTACTCGGTAAGAAGGATCTACAGAGTGGATCAGGTCCAAGATGTCAACACGAGTGATCGCAGTTGCAGAAAGACCTGTTTTACCCAAAGTAGAAGATGTTACAACTCCAAATGGAAGTGTACCACCAGCACCTGTGGTTAAATCCAGGTTCAACTTTCGTCCAACTCTTTTTGCAGCGATATCACCAACTCGACCAAGAACACCATAAGCATCGTCCTCTGCATATAGCTCTTCAGCGATCTTAATCACCTTAGAAGTATATGTGAACGCACCCATTGTTTTCTCACCCCAAGTGATGTCAGCAACCTCATCCGCAACGCCCTGCCCGATGATCGCACCGATCTGTGAAGTGGTATCCTCTGTTGGGATGTGATGTACATCTCCACCTTTGGTATTGAATACATATCCAGCCTGCAACATTCCACCGTAGATCTTCATAGACTCTACAACTTCTTTGCTCCACTCTTCTGGAGAAAGATATCCACCCAAGCCAGGATCGCTTGACACCTGGTCAGCAATACCCCTAAACTCCGCTCCAGCAATACGTCCAGTGGACATAATGTTTCGCTCTTCTTGGTTCAAAGAACTAGACCCAGAAGTCGCCCACTTGCTAAAAGCAGATCGATAGGTTACTTTCTCCTTATTAGGAGCAGTACCTCGGCTTTCGCCCTCTGTAATCGCAGATCTTACCTCAGAAACCGGTGCTGGAGCAGTAGACATAAATGTCTCGTGTATCGCTGTCTCGTTTTTCAATTTCTCACCGCGCTCAATGCGATCAGATAGAGATTTGAAATCGTCGTCGGCTTTCTTGAATTTTACTTCTTCTTCCGCATTCAATCCCTCGCCTCTTTTTTCTGCCTGAGCGTAGATGTCCTTCATTTGATGAAGTGCCTCTCCACGCTTGTCGTATAATGGCTGAAGATTATCCATATTTTTGTTTTTTAAATTATTATTGAATTTTCATACAATCTGATTTTGTACAAGGGTAGATTGTCTCCCCCTTTTTCCCTTTCCTCAATTCCCTGTATATAGTTCCGGTAATTTCTCGTCGCTGTCGTCGTGTCCAGGTAAGCTGGATACGATACCGGTCCTAAGTCAAAAACTCGGCTCACCGATTGGATGTGTCTGTTTGTTATACCATTTGATTCCGACCACTCTTCTTCATCAATCAAAAACCCAAAACTAGATCCCACCATGTCGCCTCTCTGCACACTTTCCAATATGTCTGCTCTAGTTTTGGGTGGCGTAACCTCGTACCATAATCCCCTCTCGTCTATGCCTATCTTAGCAGTACCCGCACCTGTTCTGCCGAGTACCATATTGCTGTCGTGATTTGCCAAAATCATAATGCTTGGATCTGACAATATTTTATCGAACGCCCTCTTATCAATCGTCTCAACGAAGCCCCCAAGATCTTGTGAAGGACTGTTGAAAACTGCACCATACCCGAAGATCACCCCATCTTCCCTCTTCTCAATCGGCACCGCCAATGTTCTTACTTCCTTCTCCATTTTATCCCTCTTTTATGCTTGGTAAATCCGTGTCTATTTTTTCTTCGGTGGGTTGTCCTCCCTCTCCTGGGATTTTGTCTCCTTGCAACTTCGCATCATAGATTTCATCGATTTTGCTGATCGGAACCATATTGTTACCCTGTACATAGTATTTTAGTCCTTGTCCATCCGGTAACGGGTTCATTTTTAGGTACTTTCTGCGTATTTCGTCTTGATTTAGTGCTCCAACTATGAAAAATCGGTTCACATACTCACTTATTGACTTCATATCGCCTCTAGCGAGGCTAAAAAGGTCGAATTGTGGCTCTAATGAGTCACTTTTAAGTAGTTTTCTTCGTATTTCTTGCTCCCATTTGATGACCATAGGGCCTATCGCATACTTAATTAATGCCAAATCCTGGGATTCAACATTGTCATACTGCGCTCCCTCACTGAAGTCATTAAATAGATATAATGGCAATCCGTAGATATTTGCCACAGATTTGGTCACATTCCCACTTAATTGCAGGTATGCACTGTCAACAGGTGACAAACTCACCGCTTTTACCTTCAATCCGTTCTCTAGGAGTGCTGTTTTCCCCGCATTCTGCGCTCCAGCGTATAATTCATGCCAAGACGTAAGTATATTGTTATACTCATCGTCATCGATCATCTGATCTGTCTCTAAAACGTACTTCAAATGAGCTCCATTCTTAAAGAATGAAGACAAGTACTTCTTCATGGACCCAGAGGTATCTATCAAGTCCCTGTGCGCTTCAATCGGGTTTTTACCAATCAACCCATCCCAGCCCGGCCCTGCAATGTGGAATATGTCCTCATCCGGGATAATTCGAGTGCCATCCTTTACTGAAAAATGGAATAGCTTGACTCCCTTGACTATCTCTACCTTGATCAGATTGTGAGGATCAAGAAGTATCAACTCCTGGACCACTCCCTTGCGATCTCGCACTATATACGACATGCCATTACCTGTTATGCCCCAATGAAACATCATTGTGACCATCCAGTCGGCAGGAGTCATATACGGGTTTACTGCTTTTGTAAGCAACTTGGTGATCGAGTGCTTCGGATCTTCAACTAGGTCATCGCCTTTTCTCTTGTTGGTTGTGTACTCCAGACTCGCCATCGCATTGCCGTAGATCCGACATGCTGTATAAACGGGAGTAATGCTAAACGCATCCTCGACAGAATCATCCATCGAATCTAATGTCTCCCAGAGCGATCGTTTCCTTGAGGCAAAAGGATCTTTAGCCCTCTGTTCTGCGCCAGAAGACCACATTAAATCCCTAAACGCGGAACCTATACTCAAGTGCGTTTATTTTTATTATGCGTGAAATACGTAAGTAAAGATATAAAACATTAACTTTACATTCAAGTCCAAAGGGAAAATAATTTGGAAATAGGTGAAATAAACAAATACATAGGCCAGGTTGCAGATGGCAAAACCCCCACATCTACCGGCTTTAAGTTGCAGTGCCAGAGGCACTTAAACGATTTAGGTCGCGCAAATAACAACGGTTGGGTGTTCGATGAAAAAGAAGCCCAGAAGCACGTGAACTTCTTAACGAAGGTCGCAAGACATGGGAAAGACCGGTGGGCCGGTAAGCTCTTCGACGCTCAACCTTTTCAATGCGTAATTGTATCGTTATTATTCGGTTGGCAAATGCATTCCGATGACACCGATGGCCTAGTCCGTAAATTTATTACCCTATATTTTGACATCGCCCGGAAGAACGGAAAGACAGAACTCGTATCTGCCATTGCTAACGATGTGTTCACCGGATCAAGATTCGGTGCAGAGATCTACCTGGCAGCAAACAAGCGAGAACAAGCCATGACCACCTTTAAATCTGCATCCAATATGATGGGATTTATGCAGAAACACTCTGCCAAGTTGCGTAGAATGGTCAGCCGGATGAAATACTCTATGGAGATTAATTCCAAGGATGCAGTAATGAATCCCGTGTCCTCCGATCACCGGTCGCTGGATGGTCTCAATCCATCGATGGCCGTCATAGATGAGTATCATGCCCATAAGACCTCTGACGTTCTCGACGTTATGGAGACAGGTATGGGATCTAGGTGGGATGGGCCTATCCTAGCTGTCACTACCACTGCCGGCTTCGACAAAGATTACCCCTGCTTCAAGTTCCGGAACAATGCAATGGATATCCTCAAAGGTGATAAGACCGATGAACGGATGCTGCCATTCATATTCGCAATGGACCCAGAAGACGATTGGCAAGATGAATCCCTGTGGTATAAGTCCAACCCAAACATGGGTGTATCTGTATCCCTGGAATATCTCAGAGGGCAACTACAGAAAGCAATCAATGAAGGCCCATCTAAACAACGCCAATTCAAAACCAAGAACCTTAACCAATGGGTAGATGGTGATGTCATTTGGATAGAGAAAGAAGTATGGAACAGGAACTCTGTTCTCGATGGCCGGAAACACTATGAACACCTCGTAGGTAAGAAGTGCTATGGTGCAGTAGATATATCCTCCGTTCGTGACCTTACCTCCGTAGCATTCGCATTCCCTAAGCAGACAGGAGTAGAAAACCCTTGTTTACTACTCTATCACTTCTGCCCCCGGACCAGAGCGAACTCACTACAGAAACAAGGATACCAGCATTTGAATTGGGCTAAGTCCGGATGGCTATCTGTTACCGAAGATAACGTAGTCGATTATTCTGCCGTCCAGCAGACCATCATAGACGCTAAGAAGAAATACAAGTTTAAGCAGATCGCATATGATACCTGGGGTGCACAACATGTCATCGCTCCACTAGAAAAGACCGGTATTACCTTCGTGCCTCACGGGCAAGGGTTCGCATCCATGTCGGAGCCCACAAAAGCATTCGAGCGTGATGTCTACTCTGACGATGTTAAGGTAGAACACTTCGGGAATCCTGTGTTAGCCTGGGAAATCGGGAACGCAGTGGTCCGGACAGATCCCGCAGAGAACATCAAACCAGATAAGCAGAACGCCAATGGGCAGATCGATGGTGTAGTCGCATCCGTTATGGCATGGGGATTAATGAAGAAAGGCGAAAATAATAAGTCTAGCTATTCGACTCGTGGGATTCGGGTGATTTAGGCTATAGGCTTATATATGGGAATATAAGGCTATAGGCTTATATATGTCATGGAAGAAGAGGGATAACCTGGAATTTGGACCAATAAGGCATCAATGTGAGTGTTTATTCATCATCTTCTACATTTACATCCCACAGTGGTAACTCCACCAGGACTAATCTATGGTTCGGTGGAGCATTCTCTTCCCACTCTCTCTTTACCCCCTCGAAGTGTTCTCGCTGCATGAACACCCT